CTCAAAATTAAAATCAGAATTAGGAACATTAATAGATCCATTTCTTACAATTCGAACAATTTTTCCTCTTGCGCGACCGCCGGAAGCACCCCAAGAAACAAAATCTCCAATATTTAAAGCGTTTGGTTTTGCTCTTTCTCCGCCGGGTTCAATATTTTCAGCAATTGAAATAGCAACCATCTGGTCTATAGCATCTTGTTTATTGGCATGACATCCGATTACTTCGCCATCTTCTTTAATAGTTGCCCAACCAAAACAATCGGGTGATGAATCAGTAATAAAATATGGCATTACAAAACCTGCTTAACAATAGAAACTGTTGCTGTTGAAGTTGTAATAATTGCATACAAAGAATTTCCTGGCGCTAAATTTATTTCAAATGAATCTTGTTTGATTAACCTTAAACCTGTTGAGGTTGTCACAGCAGAATTGCCTATATAAACATTGTCTGTGTTGTCGTGTAAATGTAAATGAACCAAAACTGGATTATTTTCAGCAGCGATCAACAAAGTTGGAGAAGTTGTAACAGTAACTTGAGAACTTGTTAAAGCCATTATTTGACCTCATAAACTGATTCTGGATTATTAGGATCAATTTGTGCAACAGGTTGAAGTTGTGTAGATGGAACACCTGTATGAGTAATGGATGGCAGATTTAATGCTTGTAAAGTGCCAGCCGGATCAAAACCTGACAGAATTAATTTTTGTGCCATAGCAACTTTTTTATCGGTTTCAACTAAATCTGCAGCAGCCAAATTCACGTTCGCTAATGGCACACGATAAACATCGCCAGATTCAACAGGTCTTAAATCTTCAAATCTTCTAATATCATTTATGGAAAGAAAACCTGCTTGTGAACCAATAGAATAACCTTGCATGCGTGTAGCAAAATCGCCACGTAATAAACCATCAACATTAATTCTTAAAAATACATCTCTAGGTAAAAGTCGAGAATATGCTTCTTCAATTTTTGTTATATAAGGTCTTAAAGTGTGAGTCACAAAATTTATATTGTTTTGTTCAACTGAAGCGTAAGACATTGCTCCGGGTGTTGTAACACCAATCATGTGAGGTGGAACTCTGAACATACGTGCTATTTGTTCGATAGCAAATTTTTGTGATTCAAGCATTTGTGCTTCGTCAGGTGAGGCTTCGGTTTTAACAAATTTTGCGCCACCAGATAAAACACCAACTTTGTGTGATTTACGTATTCCTTTGTGTTGTCCTCTAAATGAATCTGCTAAATCTTTTGATTGTTCTTTAGTTAATTGTGCTGGGTGTTCAATAAGCCCACTTAAATTTGCACCTGAACCAAAAAATCTTGCGGCAAATTCTTGCAACGCTGAGGCCAAACCTAAATTTTCTTTCAATTCATTAACACGAGATACGCCACGAGGATAACCCGGTCTTGAAATTTCGGTTAAGTGAATCATGTCATTTTTAGAAACTAATGTTCCACGTTCTAATTCATATCTATAAGTTAATTCTCTTGTTACGTTGTCTCTTGTAATTTCAACTTTTAAAGGATCAAGAACAACTAAATTAATTATGTTTCCTTGATTGTCACGATAAATTCTTATAAAAGCGTTTCCATCAATAAGCAATGAAACTAATACTTGTTGAAAATGTTCGGTACGAGATAAATCAATATCTGGTTTCATTACCCATTCAGGGCGTGGTCGATAAGGCACTCTGTCACCATTGCGCCTAATGAACGTGTCCATTGGCAATGTTGAAATGGTGTCTGAAATTAAAAGCACGCAAGAATAAAAAGCCGAAATTTGCATTGCTGTATTTTCATCAATGTTTGTTCCAGCGGTGGTTGTAAAGGCTAAAGTATCGCCAGCACCCCAAATAGATTGAAAACTTATTGCTCGTTGTTCTGTTTTTGTGAACAAATTATTTAACATCAACCACGTCTCTCAATAGCAAGTCCAAATAAAATAAAACCAACACCTGAAACAATTATGCCAGCCGGAATGGAAATTGTCCCGAAGCCAATTGAAATGATTGCCAAACCTATTATTTGCAATATTGAACCCACAAAACTCCTAAACCATAAAAAAAGCAGGAACAGCCGCAATTTCTTCATTGCGCGCAATTGTTGCTCTATCTAATCCAATGATACTAGCAACTGCAGCATCTATTTTGCGTGGTGAACCACGATGTTCTTTAACAATACGTGGACCTAATCTATCGGTTTTTACAACCGAATTTGAAATATGTCTAGCCAATAAAGGATTGCCGTCATGTGTAATGGTTTCATTTACCACAGCATCATAAAATTTGGCGCACGCTGGAACCATGCGATTCGCTGAACTTGAAGGCCATTCAACAATTGGAATGCCAGAATCTTGTAAAACTTGCATTGACCTTTGCCAACGAAAAGGATCACAAGCAACTTCTTTAACTTTGTATTTACTACAAAAATCAATAATTTCATTTTCAACATCTAATGTGTCCACGCGCCATTCATCGGTATCTTCGGGTTGTTTTTCCCACGCTTTTATTACAAAAATATGTGGCACATCTTCCAACGTCACACCAACAATTACGGAAGCATCACCTGAAAAAGAACCATCAAAACCTAACACCATTTCAACATCATCATTAATTTTTTTATCCGATTTTAATTTGTCCCATGCCCCATTTGGCAACCATGCTTGTTGAGATGACACCCATTGATTACAACGTTTTGTTCTAAATTCAGACTCAGGTGTTTTTTTAACCATTGATTCAAAATCGGCTGGGTCATTTAAATCACCAAATCCGGGATTTGCTTTTTCCCAAGTTGCTTTTAAATGATGATCAGAATTTTGTTCTGCTTCCCACCACGCCATAAAAAATGTTGGGTCGTTAATTTCACCACGCGCAACACGTTGTCCATATTGATACATAGAATAAGCAGTTGAATCTTGACCTGATGCATCCGATTTAACTCCCGCTGTTGTAATTGCAATCATCATTGGTTCACGTCTTGCACCCATTCCAAGTTGCATAACATCAAACAATTCACGATTAGGCGCAGCATGTAATTCGTCATAAATAACCATCGTTGGAGAAAGTCCTTCTTTTGAATACGCCTCAGATGATAAAACCCTATAAATTGAACCTGTTGATGGAATTTCAATTGCATCCCGATAAATTTTACATAATTCAGATAATTCTTCTTCGGCTTCAATCATTCTTTTTGCTTCACCAAATACAATTCGTGCTTGATCGCGATCGGCTGCACAAGAATAAACTTCGCCACCCTCACTTCCCATAAACAAAGACCACAAAGCAATGCCAGAACCCAATGTTGATTTTCCGTTTTTTCGTGCCATGCCAATTAATGCTGTTCGATGCTTAAATAAATTGTTATCACCAACGGCAAACAAATGATTAATTGTTTCATTTTGCCATTCACGCGTTTCAATTCGTGAACCAGAAAACCCTGCAATGGTTTCTTTTGTTTGCGTACAAAACATATTAATGAATGTTATACAATCATTCCCTCTGGAACGTTTTAAATTTTTTTCATCAACAGGTGTAAGCCAAGTTGGTGACCAACCTTTAATCTTGCGTTTTGTTTTGGACACGCGCTTTTAATTCCTCTAATTTGCTTTGACGTTTAACTTCGGCTACACCTAAACGTGATCGGTCGGTTGGACTAAATCCTAACAAACTCAAATTATGTACTAATTGTTTATCCAATTCACGTAAGCCACGCCTTTCTTCAGGTCTATTATCTTTCATAACCTTAATTCTTAAATTCCAACGCTCATCAACTAATTCACATGTCATCAATAACAATTCAACATCTGATTGTGGGCTAATCCAAGATGTTCCCATATCCCAAATACGTTCCCATAATTCACGTCCCGGATTTAATAAAGGTCGGGCTGGTTCTGGCATTTCATATGCGCTGGGTAATAACACCAAAGTATTGCCGTCAGGCAAAGGCCGTTTTCCGGGATTACCGGTTAAACGTTTTATTTCAATTGGTTTTGGTGGACGACCTCTGCCAGACATTTTTATCCTTAATTAATAATTTTATTTAATTCATCATTAACACTACCAACATATTTAAAACCAGTTGTAATTCGTTTGTTGGAAATGCTTGTTCTTCCTGCATCAATTTTACTTGAAGCGCCGGGACGTGCTACGCGTGATGGTTTTCTAGTAACAGACCATTCTTTTGAATTATTTAATCCATGCATTAATGCTGGATGACTTGTTGTTATGTATAAACTGCGACCAATTCTTTTATATGCCCCACCAATCAAATTAACAAATCTATGAGCCAAACCAATACCTTGAAAATCAGGCATGATCACTAAACGACTAATGCGCCACGCATGTTGTAAATGTCCATGAGGTAACGGCAAAATTGCGCATAAACCGGCTGGTTGATTATCAATTAAAGCAACATAAACGGCTGCTGCTTTATTTAAATCATGGTCTAAATAGTGATGACGGCTGAAATATTTCCATGCCGCATGATTGGATTTGATAATTTCGATGTCAATGCTTGGTCTGAGCCGAAGTGACCTCCAAATAAATTCACCGGTTGCGGGTTGATAAACCCAATCGGGTTGTAACCAATCTTCCACATCATAATGACAAGTAACAGCAACAAATTTTTGATTTCGTTTACGTATTGTTTTGCCTATGGCATAAGAACCAATTTTTGCAACTGTTCGATCGATAACACTGGTGAATTCATCCACAACGGCTAATTCTTTTTGTTCAGCCAATAAACGTGCCATAGACACTCTAAATTTTTCACCATTGCTTAATTGATGATACGAACGCAACCAAGCCGGTGGACTTGAAAAACCGACACTTGATAATAATTCTGTAATATCTTTGATCGTCATGTTTTTGGGAAAATCATCCACAACACTAGAATTTAAAGTCCATTTCATTTTTTCTAATGCTTCTAATTCTTGATTAAATAAATTTTTAGCAACAGTTGTTTTACCT